AAAACAATAAGACAAATCGTTAGAGAAGAAGTGGCTATGGCAATTCACGAAGTAATAACTGAATTAAAAAAACCAACTCAATCCAAACCACAACCAAAGAAAATCGTTGAGAAAAAATCATATACAAACAATTCAGTATTAAATGATGTGTTGAATGAAACCGCAAATGATGGTGATTGGGAAACATTGGGGGGTAGTAAATTTACAACAGATAGAATGAATGAATTAGTTGGTAGACAATATGGTGATATGATGAATGATACACCACAACAAGTTCCATCAAGTGACCCAATGTCACAATTCTTGAATAAAGATTATAGAGAAGTTTTAAAAAAGACTGATGAAAAACAAAAACAAAAATATGGAAAATAGTGATGGGATTAAAAGAAGATTTAATAAAAGCTAAAGTTGAAGGATTAAAAGCTGCACTAAAAAATAGTGGAACAAATATTGAAGATAAAGATATAGACAAATCTGATGGTTCTGGTATTGAGGTTGAAGCTGAACTACTGAAAGAAGCTATACTTACATTTTTATCAAAATGTAATTTTACGATTACTCAACTTAATGCTCCAGTTGTATTAGAACAATTTAAAATACCTGCACAAGATGGTGATATACAATCAAGTGTTAAGGTTGCACCAGGTATATCCACTCAAGGATATGCTCCTGGTAAAACAATGAGTACAGGTGATTTATCAGGTGGTAAAAAAGGAGTCAAGACTAAAATAAATATTGAAAAGCAAAGAGGTGGTTTAAAATCAACTGGATATACATATATTGGTACAGATCCAGATTCTCAAAAAGAATTTAATGTTTCTGATACCAACAATCAAACAAGATATACTAATGTAGAGTTTATTAGAGATGCTCAAGATAAAGGTTTAGAATAATGGCTATTAAAGATTTATCAAGAAAACCATATATAGAAGATAATAAAAAACATGATGTAAAAATTGGTATAGCAACTCCTGTTAGTAGAGGTACTGGTATGGATGGTTATTTTGCTGCCTCAAGAACAACTATTGAAGCTGTAAAAAATAATATAAGAAATTTATTAAATACAGAACGAGGAGAAAGAATTTTTCAACCAACTATCGGTATAAATTTAAAATCATTATTATTCTCTCAGATAGATAATGATTTGATATTAAAAATACAAGACGAAATTTTAGATACATTTCAAATTTGGTTACCATTTGTTGAAGTGCATGATATTAAAATTTTATCTAATAATCTCAATTCAAATGATATTAATATTAATATTAATACTATTTCAATTGTTATAATATTTAACATAAAAGAAGACCCTTCAACTTTATCGTCTATTACAGTTCCATTTACAAATATTATAGGTGAATCAGGTGAAACACAGGGTGGAGGATATTAATGGAGGAAATAAATGCCATATAATCAATCAAATATGAGAACTTCAAATGTAAATTATTTAAATAAAGATTTTTCAGCGTTAAAAGATTCTCTTGTGAATTATGCTAAATCTTATTTTCCAGACACATACCAAGATTTTAATGAAACATCAACTGGAATGATGTTATTGGAGATGAATGCATATGTTGGTGATGTATTATCATTTTATATTGACCAACAGTATCAAGAAATGTTATTACCCTTAGCCAGAGAAAGAAGAAATGTTATAAATATAGCAAGAATGTTTGGTTATAATGTAAAACCAGTTGTTCCTGCTTTTGTTGATTTAACTTTTGGTTCTAATGTAAGTGCAATGAGTGAAGATTCTTCAAAGGTGGATTATACTAATGCGGGTGTATTTAGTCAGAATATTGAAATAAAATCTGTAGCAGATGAAGATATAACATTTACAACTTTAGAACCAGTTGATTTTACTATAAGTTCATCATCTGATACCGACACAATTCAAGCAATTGACTCTGATACTGGATTAGCAACTTCTTATAGATTAGAAAGAACAGTTAGAGCAGTTAGTGCAACACAAAAAACAATGACATTTCAAGTTGGTAGTCCTGAAAAATTCAGAAAAATAACAATACCTGATAAAAATGTAATTGATATTATTTCTTGTATAGATTCAAATGGAAATGAATGGTATGAAGTAGATTATTTAGCTCAAGATAAAATTCCACTTGAAACACATTATACAGAACTGGGTAGAGGAAATGCATATCAAAATTTAATTACAGGAGAGACTGAAGAAGAAGCTGTTCCATACTCTTTAAGATATATTAGATCAACTAAAAGATTTACTCGTGAAACGAATCAAGATAATACAACATCGTTGGTGTTTGGTAATGGTATTTTAAGACAAGGAGCTTTAGTTGATTCTTCTTTTATTGATATGCAACAGGTGGGGGTAGTTGTACCGGGACAAACAAATGATTTAAATGATTCGATTAATCCTTTACTTGGTGATGAATATTCAACACTTGGTGAAGCACCAAACAACACCACTTTAATCGTATCTTATAGAGTTGGTGGTGGTGTTACAACAAATGTTCAAGCAGGAGTTTTAACAACTCTTCCTTCAAATACTCCATCATCTATAGCTGGTAATTTATCAGCTACTTTGAATGATGTCGTAAACAACCAACAAGCTATTGGTGGTAAAGATGAAGAAAATATTTTTGAAATAAGAGAACAAGCTCGAGCTTTCTTTTCTACACAAAATCGTTGTGTAACAAAAGAAGATTATGAGGCAAGAATATTAAATATGTCAAGTAAATTTGGAAATGTTGCAAAAGTTTATGTTACTAGAAATAGTGAGGGAGATATAGGTCAAAATCAATTAGTAGTAGAAAATGCACAAGAATCTATAACTCAAATATTAAATCTTATGACAACCGCGGAGGGAAAAATACAATCAGCTATAACTGCTATAGAAGAATCATCTTTTAATGATGATATTTATCAATATCAATTCGATACTACTAGTTTAGAAGATTTTAGTGGAGCTTTAGATAGTTATATAACAGCTAAAGAAAAAATAGATACTATACAATCTACTCTTAATTCAGCTGAATTAATATCTTATGAAATAAATGCAATAAGAGTTTATATTTTAGGTTATAATCATAGAAAACAATTAGTTGGTAATCCATTAACATCTGGAATGGGTTCTACAGGATTACAAATTACAAATACTTTACCTTCAGCATTAATGCAAAATATAAAAAATTATTTAGAAAATTTTAAAATTTTAACTGATAGTGTGGAAATATATGATGGGTATATTATAAACTTTGGAGTATTCTTTGATGTTGTCGCTGAAAAATTTGCAAATAAAAGAGTAGTTAAAGTACAATGTATTGAAGCTATAAAATCATATTTTCTTGTTGATGGAATGCAATTTAATCAACCAATATATATTAGTCAATTAGAATTTATTTTAATGGGTATAGATGGTGTTCGTTCTGTAAATCATGTTACAATTGATCAGACACATGATTGGAAATCTTCAGAAGGTACAATTCCAACAATTCCAGATACCTATAGTTATTATTGGTCTGCAAATCAAGATGCGGGTGATAGTGGTGATGATTCAAGTGTTTGGCAAAGTAAAGACAATCTTGATTATGGTTTTAAATATGATTTTGAATCAGCAGAAAAAGATGGTATAGTTAGACCACCTAATCCAGGAACACCATCAGTATTTGAACTCAAAAACCCAAATCAAAATATAATAGGAGTGGTACGATAATGCATCATTTTATTTTCCCAACACAAGACACATGGATATCAAGTGGTAGTAGTAAAATAGACGGAACTTCTTTTAAAGATCAAAATTTTGGTAAAGACCAAATACTTGAAGTTAAAAAAGAGTTTTATAATCATTCTTTTGATTATCCTACAAGAGCACTTTTACAATTCGATGGAACTGATTTTACTGCAATGTCACAATCAATCGTTGAAGGTAAAATAACAAATCCAAAATTTTATTTAAAACTTTATGAGGCTGAAGGTAACGCCGAAATGACTGAAGAATATAAATTAGTTGTTCAACCAATATCACAATCTTGGACAGAAGGTACGGGTAAGTTTGGTGATAGACCAAAAAATACAAATGGATGTAGTTGGGAAAATCGTTCAAATCCACTTGGTGGTAATGAACTTACTTGGAGTAGTTTTTCTGCTAGTGGTAGTAGTTATGCATCTGCATCATTAGGATTTGTACATAATCCAACTGGTTCATTGGGATTGGGTTCAGCAACAACAGCCACCGATGGTGCTGATGTTATTGAAATTGGTGGTGTTAGTTTTTTCTTTGTATCTGAATCAAAAGGAATGCCACATGATTCTGATAGTGTTTTTGTTGAATTTGGACATGGTCATGCTGGTGGTATTTCTTTAGTTGGAACTAAAGCAAACTTGGCCAAAAATATGCGTGATGCTATCAATGGTCACATAATCTCAGGAACAATAGATTTAAAAGTATCAGCTTCACTACCAGTTGGAAGTGGTGGAAGTATTATACTTTCAGGTTCAGTAGCTGGTACAGTAGGTAACATAACAATTACAACTGGTTCGACATCTACCACACCTTTATTTATTTCAGCATCAGTAAATAATAATGCTACATTCAATATGACAGGTGGTACAGATAGTCAAGTCGCTGTAACAAAAAATGGCCCATCTGTTTTAAATGTTAGTAGTTCAATAAAAAGCTTTTCAAATCAATCACCTGATGTTGAAGTTGATGTTAGTGATATGGTAAATATGTGGTTGGGTGCAGTTAGACCAAATGATCATGTAGTTTCAAATCATGGAATGGTGATTCGTTTTAGTGGTAGTCAAGAAACTGATACAGAAACATTTGGACATTTAAAATTCTTTTCAAGAAATACTCATACAATTTATCAACCAAAACTTGAAGTGAGGTGGGATGATCATTTACCTTGTACTGGTTCAAATACTGGAAGTTTAACTCAATTAACATCAAGTGGATTAGCTGATAACTATCTTTATATGAGAGGTTTAAGAGAAGAATATAGAGAAGGAGAAAGAGTCAAGTTTAGAGTCGGAGCTAGAAAAAGATACATACAAAAAACTTTTAACACATCAGTTCAAACTATAAGTGGTTCGTTCATACCCGAAAGTAGTGGTTCATATGCTATTAAAGATGTAGCTACCGATGAATATATTGTACCATTTAGTTCTTATACATCGATGAGTTGTGATGAAAATGGTAATTATTTTAATCAATGGTTAGATGGATTTTATCCTGACAGAGTTTATAAAATACAACTTAAACTGAAAACAGATGATGGACAAGAACAAATATTTGATGATGATTTTGAATTCATAATTAAGAGGAGTTAATAAATGGTTACTATAGATGAAGTATTAAATTTAATAACAGAACGACTCATTACCAGCGAGTTTGTAACTCCTGAAGTAGTTTATCAAAATCAAAGATCAGTTGAAGCAGGAGTATTTAAGGTAGGTGTTAAAGGTTATAATCGATTATCAGTATTTTCTGACAAAAGAGCTAATGAAGAAGATTTACTTACAAGTTCAGATGATAATTCTCAATCTTTACAAAATATTCTATATAATATAAATTTAGTAAATGACAATGCGACATTAAGTGATATTGAGATTAAAATAACTCCAAGTGGAAATATTTACATAAACTATACTAATTCTGGATTAGCGGGTGATGGTGAAGAGATAACAAATTTACTTACAACCACAAACGAGGATGGTACAGTAACAAATCCTCTTAATGTTAGTCAATTTGTACCGCTTGGTAGTCAAGTAACTAATATAAACACAAACCAAGCTAATGAGTTTTTAGATACTAATATTTATGAATTATTACCTTCAGAAAGTGATAGACAAGAAAGAATAGATAATTTTTTTAGTGAATTAATTCAATTACTACCACCTATAGATAAGTTAAATTTTGATATTACAGGAAATAATGGTAATCCAGATGGTAGAGTTGATAGAGATGTAAATGGTAA